CAGATGCAAGAGGTTTATCTCCAGTTGATACAGGTGCTTTAAAATCTAGTATCAGGGCTTATAGAACAGGCAAAATATCTGGTATGTTTACATCTGGTAATCCTGACATGGTCAACTCAAAGGGCAAAAGAGTAATTTACGCTGGTTATCAAGAGTTTGGAGTTGGAAACGGTTTTCATATTCCAGGATTTCATACTATAAACAGAAGTGGGGTATTTAATTATGCTTATTTATTCAAAAACAAGCATACTCCTAAAAAAATTAATATACCTTATCGTTCGTATATGTTTACAGCTTTGGACAATAATTATGAAAAGATGTTAAACGAGATGGCTTCATTTAACTTTTAATATAAATATATTTCACTAAATTTGTGTAAATGAAAGACTGCGGATATGCTATAAGAAAAGCTTACTTTGATAAGCTAACTGCGGCCTCTTATTCTTTAGGAGTTTATGATACCATAGCACCTGACAATGTAGAGCCGCCATTTCTTATTATCAGTAGTCAAACATCTACTGAGAATAGTGACAAAACAAGTTATAACTTTGATGTTACTATTCAATTTGATATAGTGTACAAGACTTCAAAGTCAGGCGAAGTTGGTCAAAAAACGGTTGATAATTTGACTAATGAGCTTTTAGGAATAATTGGTGTTTATCCTGTAGATTATCCTAATGCTGGTCCTTATTTTAAGATTGTTACAAGAAAGGTTGGCTCAAATCAAGCTATATTTGATTATGTTGACCAAACATATATCTTCAGAAGGGTGTTAACATTTGAACATTTCGTAAATCAATTATAAAAAAGATAAAATAAAATAAAATGGCAACAACAGGCGTATTTAACGGAACCTCATTAGTTGTAATGGTTGGAACTGAAGTTGTAGCACACGCTACATCTTGCTCTTTGAGCTTATCAGTAGACTTACCAGAAACTACAGACAAACAAAGTAATGGATGGACAGAGCATTTAGCAGGTGCTAAGTCTTGGACTTTAACAACTGATGGTTTAGCTACAGTTGACCCAGCTGCTACAGCAAATTATTATACTACAGGCGAAATCATGACTGCTCTTGCAAATAGAACAGCTGTTACTGTTTGGTTTACTACAGTAAGTGGTACAACTAAAGTAACTGGTGACTTGTCTTGGACTGGTTCTGCGTTTATTGAAAGTATGGATATTACTGCTGACATGGAGTCTCCAGTTACTTATTCTGCTTCATTTACAGGAACAGGTGCTTTGACTCAAGCTACTAACTAATAACTAAAAAATAACCAAAACATGAGAGGACACTATGAATTAACTCTTTCCGATGGAAAGAAAATACCGATGCGTTTCTGTACTTGGAGTCTTAAAAGATTCTGTCAGTTACAAGGTATTGGACCAGCAGAAATTGGTGATGCTTTAAGTGGACAAGATTCATTAGAATCAATTACAAATTTACTTAGGGCTGCTGCAGAATATCCTTTGTATAAAGATGGTATTACTCCGCAATTCACTGATTTAGATGTTTGTGATTGGATTGACGACATGGGAGGCATTGCTGGTAAAAAATTTCAAGATGTTATGACGGCTTTAGCAGATAGTTTAAATAGTGGCATGGAGTTGCAACCTACAAAGTCTAAAAAAGATGGAGTAAAAAAAAATTAGAGTGGATTGATATAGAGAGATTTACAATGGGGGAGTGCCAAGTGCTTCCCCATTTGTTTTGGGATATGACGATGGCTGAATTGGATTTTATATGGTATGGTTACAGACATAAAGAAGAGCAAGATTGGGTTAAATGGAGATGGCAAACTACCTTATTAATTAATTTACAATTGCCTAAAGGAAAGAAGTTAAAGCCTCAAGAGTTACTTGAGTTAGACATAGATAATCGTAACTTTGTTAAACAAAGGGTAATGACTCAAGAAGAATTAAATGAGGTTCTTAAAAAATATGAAAACGCTAAACCAATAGGATAATGGCTGAAGAACAAATTAAAATTAAAATATCTGCAGATGCTGAACAATTTAAAGTAGTATCTGCTGCAGTTAAAAAAGCGTTGTCAGATGTAGGTAAAGAGGCTGATATTACTGCTGGTAAAATTAAAAATGTTGGAAAAGCTATTAGTTCAAGTAATCAACAATGGACAAACTTAGCTTTGGTAATTCAAGATTTACCTTATGGTTTTAGAGGTATTCAGAACAACTTACCCGCATTAGCATCTAGCGTTGCTGGTTTTGCAGGTCCAGCTTATTTGGCATTTTCTGCTTTAGTTGCAGCAATTACAGCTTATGATATGGGCTTATTTGGTGCTAAAAAGACAACAGATGAATTTGCTAAAAGTCTTGCTGATGTAAATAAAGAAATTAAAGATACCGTAAATTATACTAATACTCAAGCAGTTAATTTAGAAAGTTTACTAGCAATTGGTTTAGATTTAAACGAATCTGAAAATACAAGAAAAAAGGCTTTAAAAGAAATTAAAGACGAATTAGGTAAAGTAAATAAGGCTGAAGCAGATAAGATAAAAACTATCGAAGATGCAATTATGCCTATTAAAACATATACCGAAGCTATCAAAGCACAACAATTACAAGAAGTTGCAGGTAAAAGAATAGCAGAATTACAAGTTGATTTAATTGAAAAAAGAAATAAATTAGAAGTAGCTAAAAGAGTAGCAAATAGAAATGCTCCAAGTGCGTGGCTACAAGCTTATTTAGGTTATCCAGATATTCAATCTGCAGAATCAGATGTATTAAAAGCAGAAGGATTGGTTAGGCAATTAGAAGATTTGAGTAAAAGTGCAACTAAATCTAAATTAACAAATCCTTATAGCAATTTTAATGATTCTAAAGAATTAGCTAAGTCTCAAAAAGACGCAGAAGCGGCAGCAGAAAAAGCTAAAAAAGCCAGAGAAGCTGAACAAAAAAGAATGATGGCTGCTGAGGAATATTTGAAAAATTGGCAAATAAAACTAAATACAGATATTGCTAATGCACAAGTTGCTGAAGGTGACAGAATAAAAAAAGAACAAGAAGACGCTAGAAAAAAAGAAGTAGATGATTATACTCAAAGAGTACAATTATTTAAAACTTTTTATGCTAATAAATTACAATTAGCTGAAGGAGATAGAGAGCAACAAAAAGCGATTCTTGAACAGCAAATGCAAGACCTTGTATATTTCTTTGAGACATTTGGAATGTATGCTGGTGATGTTGGTGATATATTTTCTGATGTATTTAAGAAATGGGTAGATAATAATAAAGCTATTGCTGATGAAGCAATGAAGCATACTATCAATATCGGAATAGGTTTAATGAATGCCTTAGGGCCTTCTTTAGATTTATTATTAGAAAAAGGTGCATCTCTTGGAGAAGTTTTAAGCAGAGCATTTAATGACATTATTAAAAAGTTAGTTAAGGTTGCAATTACTGCAGCTATTGCTGTTGCAATTATGTCTTTGATTCCAGGATTAATTCAACCAGGAAAAGCATTAGCTACATTTGGTAATTTAGTTGGTCAAGGTATGGGCTTGGGAAGTAGTTTATTTGGCTCAACAGCTGGAACTACGGCTACTAATACTGCAACTAATGTATCAAATTCAATTACACCAGGTCAAGGCATGAATGTAAATGTAACTGGTAAGATTTCAGGTAATGACATATTATTAGCAAGTCAAAAAGCATCATCAAACAATAACGTAACATTCTAATGGCATACGGAGCAAAATACCAACTTATATTTGACACAGTTTATTCTAAGTCTAAATATGATGCATCATCTACAACATCTGAAGTATTTAAAGCTACAATATACAAAGATGGTTATAGTGGAAGTGTATCAGATTTTGTGTCTGACGAAAATCCAGTGGTAATTGAAACAAGTAGAGATTCTGATATTGGGTTTAGACCTATTATAGCAACTAAGGCAACATTAAATATGATTGTTGGAACTGACTTTGATTTAGGTCAGTTTATGACTTGTGGTGCTACAGACTTTTATTTATTAGTTGAAAAAGGAATAAGAACAGACACTTATAATGCTGGAACCTATGTATCTTCAACCTATGTATGGAATGAGGTTGTTTACAAAGGATTTTATGTTCCAGTAACTGATATATCTATACCCGATGTTCCACCATTGAACTTAAGATTAACTTTTTCAGATGGGATGGGATTTCTCAAAAACTCTTTATACTACGAAGGCACATCTAACAACTTTATTGGATTTAGGCCATCAGATAGAGTAACGCTACATGAATTAGTTACAACTTGTTTAGCTCAGACCAATTTGGGATTTAACTTTTCTTTATCATTCTTTTTTGAGAATGCAGATATTGGTCATACAGGTTCTATGAGACAACTAGAGTCTATTTATGTATACAAAAATGGCCTTGTAAAGGATGCTGGAACTTATTATACACACTACGAGATATTAGAGTTTATTTGCAATCGATTTGGTTTAATAGTTTATCAAGATAGTGGCCAATGGTTTGTAATGGATTATAAAGAAATTACAAAAGGAAGTTCAGCTCCAAGAATAGTTAACTATAATGCTGCTGGTGTATATCAATCCACAGGAACTATAACATTTGAAGGCGTTACGGTTAATAGTACTAATTACAAACAAATAGGTCAAAGCCAAAGCAATAGATTGGGTTTACCTAAAAAGTATATTGAATACAATACTAACCTTAAGAAGTTTATTAAAAATGCCATCAGAAATGATGAATTTCAGGCTTGGTTTAATGGTACAACACCATATAACTGGTCTACTTTTGGTGGAGGTTCTATATCTACTAAATATACTTTTGCTAATGGTAGATTTGGGAATGCTATTAGTGGAGCCGATACTGTAACTAAATACATAAAAAGCGATGACGTACAAGTTAAAGCTGGTGACACTATAGCGGTAGATTGGTCGCAAAATCAATTATATATTGGCGTAAATACAAAGATTGCTTTTATATTAATCGGTAGTGATAACATTACCAATTATCTTCAATTAGACTTAGACAACTCAAGCGTTTTCTTTGCTAATCCAAACTATTTCTCTACTTCTACCGTAGCTACAAGTGGTTTATCTAAAGCTATTAAAATACCTAAAGATGGTAAATTGGCTGCTTATATATATCAAGTAGAAGGTGCTGGTAACATATCGTATTTTGAATATTTAAAGATTCAGATTTACGGAGGTTCGGATAGTGGAGCAGACCCTGCTGGTACAAATAACGTTATTGGTATTGTAGAAAGAGGAACGTCAAATGCTTCTTTTACATCTGGAGCTGTTTTATTTGAAAATACCTTTTATTCTTACGACCCTCAAGTATTACCTCATAACTATATAGACGCTACTCAAAATTTAGTTAGTAATACGACAGCTTTTTTAGGCTATATGTCAAAAGCTAATCTTAATCCTTTAAACGATAATTGGTATTACGATAACTCTGCTACATACGACTATTTGTATTCTTATGTTGTAAAGAATGTGGCTCAAAATATAATGCAAAATTTTGTTACAATTGGAGGTACATTTAATTATTCAGGTCATCCATTTAATAAATGGTATACTTATACCATGATTAGCATAGGTTCTAAAAAATATATATGTTTAGATTACAGATGGGATATTAAACAAGCCGAACAAGAAGTATCTTTATTTTCTATGGCCTTAATCACTACTTCACCTGTAATCAACCCTATTAAATATCTAAATTACAATACATAATGGCTACTAAGATTAACGGAACAAATATTGTCTTATATCAATACGCAGGTACAACAAGTACTCCATTTGCTGCAGCTACAAATTGCACATTTCAATCTACTGTTGACCAAACTGAAATTACCTCATTAGACTCTGGTAGCTATAAAGAATTTAAGAATGCTCAAATAACATGGCAAATTACTTGTGATGGTATGATTACTATAGGAGATTATGATTATAAAACCTTGTTATTAAAGATGCAAACAAGAGTTCCTATTGTTGTTAAGTTTGTTATCAATAATGATAATGGCGGTACAACAGTTTATGGTAATACTGTTTTTACAGGAACTACTAATATTATTTCTGTAAATTTGACTGGTCCAGTTGAAAACGTATCAACTTATAGTGTAACTTTACAAGGAACAGGAGCTTATACAATATCATAATATGGCTGTAATTAACGGTACTGACATAACTTTAGCTTATTACGACACTACATCAAATATTAGTGTCGTTTTTGCTGCTGCTACTAACTGTACTTTTAATGCCATAAATGACCAGCAAGACTTAACATCGTATGATTCTGGTGGGTATAAAGAATATCTTAATGGCTTAATATCATGGACTGCTACTTTAGATGGTTTTGTTTGCTTACAGAACTTTAATTATTTAGATATAGCTAGAAAGATAGATTCTCACCAAACTATAACTCTTAAAATGCAAATAGGAAGTGATTATATCACTGGTTTAGCTAATATTCAATCTATGAGCATGAGTGGCCCTGTAGAGGCTACGTCTACATATACGGTAACTTTAAATGGAACTGGTCCTTATTATGTAAACTCTAATCCTACTACAACAACTACTACAACTACTACGAGTACTACTACAACTGTTCCTTATTTATATTACACTGCAGATAAATACAATTGTGCTACTTGTACATTAGTAACAGCTAATGTTAAGGTTGCTTTTCCTATATCTTCAAGCGTAGCATTAAATAAATACTATAAAACACCTGATGGAAGTATAACGTATGTTTATTTTGTTAAATCTGCATCTACTGCAGGTACAGCTGTTTTGCTACAAAATAATCCATATAATACTTGTGCTGGTATATGCGACTACACAACTACGACAACAACAAGTACAACCACCACTACAACAACAAGTACAACAACCACAACAAGCACAACTACAACCCAAGCACCTGTATTTTCATTTTTAACCAATACTGGTAGGAATGGCTCAAGTGCTGCGTGTACTGCTGCTAAAACTATTTATCTATGGGCTTATAGTAATATTTGGGGTTCAGGTACTATATATTATCAAGGAACCATATCTGGACCTGACAATCCAAGAGTTCCATATCCTGGAGGAAATCAGTGGTTTGCTTATGGTGGTGTCGCTATTCAAATTGACGACAATGGGGTAAGTTCAAATGATACTGTGTGTACGACCACTACGACTACGACTACCACGACTACAACAACTACAGAACCTCCGTTTATTTATTATTTAGCTGAAGAATATTCTTGTACAGATTGTTCATTACAAAGAACTGGAGTATTGGTTGGATTCCCAACAGGAACTACCGTAACAATAGGTAGATGGTATAGAACAGCTGATAATGCTTTATCATTTTCTTATAAGATTACAGATAATGCTTCCTATGGCTCAACTGCTATATTATTAAAAGCAGGAGCTTATACAACTTGTATTGCAGGTTGTGGTATCACAACTACAACTACTACTACGACAACAACTACCACTGTTGCACCACCACCTTATAGTTTTTATACTAATACAGGTAGAAACGGTTCTTCTGCAGCTTGTACAGCTACGCCAAGTATATACCTATGGGCTTATTCTAATATATGGGGCGATGGTGTAACTTATTATCAAGGTACATCAGGCGGAGCAACAATACCACTTGCTGTATATCCAGGTGCGGACCAATGGTTTGCTAATGGAGGTGTTGCATTACAAATAAATGATTCTGGTGTAAGTTATAACGCTACTACTTGTACTACTACAACAACTACAACAACAACCACAACGACAACAGCAGCTCCTACTTTGAATACTATTCAAATAGCTAGAGGTACAACTGGAGGCGGTGGAACAGCTTGTTTAAATGCTGCCAATGGATTGTGGTTTGGTAACTGTTATTCTTATGCTTATACTACTTTGGTTAATGGAGCTACTTACTATCAAGCTGATGGTACAACTCCTTACACTCAAGGTGGTAACTACTCTGATAGTATATCCTATGGAACATTTAATAGTTCAGGGGTATTTATTAAGGGTGGAAACTGTTTCTAACCAAAACCAAATATATGAGATACGTTTGTTGTCAACCAGCGACAGATTATTACACATGGCAGATTGAGGTTGTCATTAACAACTTTAAAAAGCATGGAATTAACCCAAACTTTATAGATATTGTTTGCGGTATAGAAAATGGCAAAATACCTGAAAATTGGATAAAATTAGCCAATCATTATAATACCGTCAGATTTTTCTTTTACGAGGACTCAAGAGAAGATAAGGGATATGCCCCATCAATCTATTTTAACCTCCTTAAACAGCACGTAAAAGCCAGAGATGACGTTAAATTTGAGATACTCTATTTGCATGACTCAGACATTGTTTTTACCAAGACTCCAGACTTTTCAGAAATGGAGAAAGGCAATGCATGGTATTTAAGCGACACAAACAGCTATATTAACTACGATTACGTCACAAGTAAGGGTTATCATATCTACGAAAAGATGTGCGAAATTATAGGCATTTCTACGCTAATACCAAAACTTATGAATCACAATAGCGGAGGGGCTCAGTATATTGTTAAGAATACTACTTACGAATTTTGGAATAAGGTAGAATTAGATGCTGTAAAACTATATAAATATTTCTGCGAAGAAGAGCCTAATTATGTCAAAAAGGATGAAAATGACTATCCTATACAAAAATGGACTGCAGGAATGTGGAGTGTCTTATATAACGCTTGGGTGCATGGCCATGAGACTATCGTAGACAAAAGAATGGATTTTGGATGGGTAACCGACCATAAAGATTCCATAGAAAAGTATACGGTTTTGCATAATTCAGGGGTAGTTAACAATAGAATGAATTTATTTCACAAGGGTTCTTATCATACAAGGCTTCCTTATAATGATGTACTAGAAATTGACCCTCATTCGGCTTGTACTTATTATTGGAACGAAGTTCAAGAAACTGGCAAAGTAAGTATTTTATGACAAAATTAGAGGAGATTTTAAGGTCTTATGTCATCATGCTTAACCCTACAGATGACCAAAAATTTATAGCTAAAGAAAGACTTGAGGTTTGCATGGACTGCCCTTATTGGGTAAATAGCAAATTAAGTAGTTATTGCTCAGTATGCACCTGTATAACATCTGCTAAAGTATTTTCCCCTGTAGGTCAAGGTGGCTGTCCAAAGAATAAATGGCTTCGTTAGCATTGTCCAATAATTGGTTATTTTTGTAGAAATTATACATAATGGCTTGTGCAAATACTAATGCTGACTTCAGACCAGCTAATTACAACATCCAAATATGGAGAAACGACACATGGAGTCAGGTTTTCCAATTGACTGCCAATGAGGTTCCTATAGACCTAACAGGTTCATATATTGAGATTCAGGTTAGAGAATACCCTGACTCTTCTTCTGCTAAGTTAACTTTAGACAACGAGACTAATGGTGGTATTACTATTGGCGGTTTAAATAATAATCAGATTTACATTAATAAGGCTGTTGACATGAGTGCTGGTACCTATGTTTATGACATGGTAGTTCAGTTTCCAAATGGTAACGAAAAGACCTACATCTGGGGTAATTACATTGTTTACGAAGATATAACCAAAATATAATGAGCACAGAAATAACTGTAGTAAATGACATAGTAGAAATAAACGTAACCGAAGAAGTAATCGTGATTGAAGCTCCGTCAGGGGCTTATCCTTTACCTACAGGCGTTTATTCCGTTTACGGTAGAACTGGTAACGTAATAGCTCAAGATGGAGACTATTCTCTTACTCAGTTAGGTGATGTAACAATTGTTAGCCCATCTACTGGACAAGTATTAAGATATAATGGCACAACA